CTGATGATGTACTACGAAACATATCACGCATATCAGCAACATTACTAACATCCCAATTTGTTGTGTCTGGATTTGCTGAGGTTGCATCACGAAACATAAAACTCATGTCTGTAACATTACTTACATTCCAGTTTGAAGTATTTGGATTTGCTGAGGTTGCATTATAAAACATACCACGCATAGTAGTAACACTACTAACATCCCAATTTGAAGTATCTGGACTTGCTGATGGTGTATTATAAAACATAAAACTCATGTCTGTAACATTACTTACATCCCAATTTGAAGTATCTGGATTTGCTGATGCTGCATTATAAAACATTATACCCATATCAATAACACTACTAACATTCCAATTTAAAGTGTCTGGATTTGCTAATGTTGCATCACGAAACATAGAACCCAAATCATTTACTTGACTTAAATTAGGTATATCAGTAGCAGTTACTAACATATTATCACAATTATTAAAAGCACTGTTAAATGTACTCCAAACAATAGTTCCCCACTGTTTAATATCTAACATCTTGTCTTTATCTCCTCCATCATCAAACCTAATTCTATCAAATCCATTACTAGCTTTAGGAAATACTTCTAAGTCATATACACCACTACTAGGTAAGGTAATAGTTTCTGCACCACTTAAATCATTAAATGTAGCTACTTGTGTACCATTTTGTTTTGCTATAACGTCATAGTCACCTAAAGCACCTGTAAATTGAAATTGATTATTATTAGAAACTCCACTTTCTGTACTATCGATTTCTATTATGAATGGTGTCTCTAATAACCCTCCGTCCTCAATAATCCAATTATATGTATTAACTAGTATATCTCTACCTGCTTGTCCTGAAGCATTATATTTTATATTTCCTGCTGAAAATGAAACGTTTTGTTGAAGGTTAAGTTGTGACCAATTTTCATATATAGCTGTTAAGTTTTCTACTGATAAGTTTGAATCTTCAAACATAGAACTCATAAGATTAACACTACTAACATCCCAATTTGAGGTATCTGGATTTGCTATTGATGCACCTTGAAACATAGCTTTCATATCAGTAACACTACTAACATCCCAATTTGAGGTATCTGGATTTGCTGATGATGTATTACTAAACATAAAACTCATATCAGTAACATTACTTACATCCCAATTAGAAACATCTGGATTTGCAACACTATTATTCATAAACATAGTATGCATATCAGTAACGCTACTTACATCCCAATTTGAAGTGTCTGGATTTGCTGATGTTGCTTGACGAAACATTTTTCTCATATTCGTAACACTACTTAAATTAGGAACATCTGTTGCTGTTACTTTCATATTTTCACAACCAAAAAAAGCATCTTCAAAGCTAGCCCATACTATATTCCCCCAATTTTTTGTATCTAAAATTTTATCATTGTCCCCATCATCATTAAATTCAATCCTATTAAATGGATTTACTTCTTTAGCACTAACCTCTAAATCATATACACCACTACTAGGTAAGGTAATAGTTTCTTGATTAGATAAATCATTGAAAGTAGCTACAACTATATCATTTTGTTTAGCAACTACGTCATAATCACCTTCTGCACCCGTAAATTGAAATTGATTATCATTTGAAGTTCCTGCATTATCGGTTTTGACTTCGATAATGAAGGCGTCTGTGTTACCGCCACCACTTAACTTACTATACTGTAAACCTAATCCGAATCCTAAACTCATAATTTATTTATTTTTAAAACATAATATATCCCCAGTTAATCCTGTGATGTTTTTAAATGGCCCTGGTATTCTACCTCCTGCAAATAATTTTATTGTAATACTATCATCACCTTGGTCTGTGTAACTATCAACTGTAAATGTACTATCTTCATTTGCATAAAAAGACATAAACTCTTCTTCTAATGTGCTTGATTCACCTGTTTTTAACTGAACAACACCATATTGACCTAGAGTAGCTAAGTTTAGTGCTATTGTATTTTGTAATGGATTTCTTTTTGGACTCATAATTTTTATTTTTTTTATTTATTTTTATTAGTTGTTCTATTATTAAAAACAACTTTTTTGTTTATTATTAAATTTATTTATTATAATTGTTTTAATAACAATTTTTAGAAGTTCCTCCATTATCGCCAGAAGTATTACCAAATGACCATCCACCATAACTTCTTCTTTTAGTAGACTGGGTTTCCTCCTTATTATATAAAGGGAATAACGAAGTATTAGCTTCTATAAATTTAAAGTAACCTACTTTATAAGACTCGTATTGCTTTTCCTGTGCTTTTACTAGATAGTCAACCTCATCTTTACTTATACTCTCTGCATCACTCCCTGTAGCCTTATAGATACCACTATTACCAATATTGTAAGCACCATAAGAGAAATAGTAAGCAGTACTTAAATGAATAAGCATAGGCTTTACATAGTCCTCATATAATGTTTCATATTTATTTTTTAAAGTGTCATTCTTAAACTTCTCTACTAATTCTGCATAGAAAGCTTCACCTAATAGTGGCTTAATTGCTGTTATCTGTGCTGACTTAATAGCAGGAATTAACCTACTAATTTCAACATTACCACCAATAGGTGTGTTTTTAGTTATATCATCTTCTTTTAAAAGTAATGTAGCCATATTATTTATTTGTTTTATTTAGGTTCTTTTATTTCTTCATCTTGTTTTAATTCTTCAAAATCCTCAAATTCTAATTTTACATCAGGATAACCTATCTTTAAAATATTTTCTAATCCTTCTAATATAATATTACGTATAGGATTAATTTGATTTCTATATAAGGTCTTTAAAGCTGTTACCATTTCATCAGAATCACTAGAGAATCCAGTATTTGTTACTTGTCCAAATAAACTAGGAGAAGTTACCTTATTAGCTAAAAGTATTTTAGAGTTAGCTTCTTTAGATAAAAATTCAAACTGTTGGTAAGCATCTGTAATTTCAATACTATCTACAGTAGTTGCTGAATCCTTATCTTTATTAAATGATACTATAATCTCACCAGCATTATTACTACCAGTAAGTTTATTTTTAAATGTTCTTTCTGCATCTTCTTCAGCTTCTTCACTAACAGATTCTCCTTGGTTTACATTAATAATCTTCCCTGCTGAAAAGTTATTCTTTATATGTTTTCTTAGGTAATTACTAACCTCTTCTTCAATCTGTGCATATTGTAGTCCTGAAAAGTAATCAGGTAATGCAAATATAGGCTGTGGAGAATGTCCTTTTAAGTAATAAATCTCTGTCTCTCTTTCTTGTCCTTTACCAAAAGAAGGTTTTAATTGAGGTCTAAATTTACTTCTAAGTTTCCAGTCAAAACTAAACCAAAAAGCTAATGGGTCTTCCATCATATCATCTGGTCTATCAACTGCAACTTGTCTAGCAGGAATACTATGTATCTTAGTAACCTTTACTTCTCCTGCCTTATTGTAAATGACCTGTAAAGGACTATTTCTCTGTAGTTTGTATTCATGTACTAACATATTTATATCCTCCTTAGAGAGTATCTTATCAAGCTTCTCTTGGGTAATCCCTTCAACTGCTTTTAAGCCATCCCCTACTATATAATTTACATATCCATCTATAACTGCTTGTAGTGTAGGAGAACCTAAATAAGCATTCTCTACGATTGTAAAGAAGTTATTATCTGGGCCATTAGTTAAGAATTTGTTTCCAATTTGTAGTAAACTCTGAGGGTCAATTCTAATATATGAGTTCATTTCTAATACTTGTACGCTATCTTTTTTCATATCTATTTTATTTTATGCTTCGATTACACCTGAAGTTTCATCTTCATCAAAGGCTTTAAATTCTTGTATGTTTGTTTCAGTTGTTGAGAATAATCTACCTCTCCAAATTAGAGTATCTGTATCTACTTGTTTTAAGTCTACAAGGTAACTCTTATCATCTTCAAATTCATAGTCTATATATATGTCTTGTCTCCCTCTATCTCCAAAAGAAGTATATATATCTTCTACTACAGTTTCATCAGACATTTCATCATATATACTAATGGTTACTACATCCATGTAAACTCTAGGATATAAAGATAGTTTAAAGAAGTCTCCTTCTATTAATACATTATCATCATTCTCAACTTCACTAATAGTAAGGTCAGAGTTCAGATATATATTTTTTCTATCGTTTAAATTAATTACTAACATATTTATTATTTATTCTAAAAACAATCAAATTAAAAAAGACCCAACTAATTAAAGTTGAGTCTCTGTTAATTACACTTCAAAGTAGTTCAAAGTAGTTCAAACTAGTTCAAAGTAGTATAAATTGATATTAAACTACCACTACTGCTGCTTTAAGTGCAGTAATTGTATCAGCATCTAAAAAGTATGCTGGTTGTGCTTCTTGGGAAATTCCTTCCATTGTATAAGAGTTAGCACCATCCATTTCTCCTGCAATAGCAGCAGTATTGTTAAACTCAACTCCTCTACGTAAGCCAATTGCAATAATGTCTCCACCATTGGTCTCTGCAAATACTATAGGTCTTCCCCATACCATTTGTCTTAACTGAAAAGACTTCTTAGCTGTAATCTTCGTAAAGACTGCTGCTAGAGTTCCGTTAAAAGTTGTAGTACCAGTATCTCTACTAGAACTAGAAGGTTCTGAATAAGTATTACCTACATTTTTAAGAGGAAATTTATATACCTCAAATCCTTCTGGTAATCCTGTTAAGAGAATCCCATCTGTTTCATCTTCTGTAGTGGTAAAGTCATAGTCCTCAAAATTTGCTACATATAAGGCTTTAAAACCTGCTGTTGCGTTTAAGTCTTCTACTCCGATTCCGCTTGTTATATCACTTGTTGCCATAATTATTTATTTGTTTTGAATAAGAAACCCCCTCTTTTATTTAGAGAGGGTTCTAGATTTATATATTAAAAATTCTATTTGATTTATGCGAAATCACCGTACCATACTATCTCTTCTGCAAAACTAAATCCTGCACCCATTTCTAGGACAACTTTAGTTCTAATAGTTCCTGATAAATCACTTTCATCCATATCTTTAACAGATACTTGATTTAAGTCAGATTCTAAACCTGTAAGGAAACCTACATTCTTAACTCTATAGATAAGAATTTGGTCACCAGCGATAGCACCAACACTTTCCATTCTAAGTCCTAAGAAATCTAATTCCTTATCTCCTACAGTTGTATTTAAACCTTGTGCAGCAACTGCTTGCTTGTAAAGTTTAAGTACTTTCTTAGATGTAACCATAACTAAGTCTTCATCATCCATAACTGAATCAAGGATTGCATCATAAGCTGACTCTACTTCAGTAACTACATTACTTTTAGTAATAGTCTCATTTTGTACCTCAATAGCATTACCATCTGCGGTAAGTTTAGCTAAGATACCTAATGTTGGGTGATTCCAGATAAAGTCATCTACTTTAGCACCTAAGTTTTCTACGATTGCCATAAGGATAGCTGATTGAATATCTTGTGGGATATCATTAGCTGCACCAAATAAACCTGCAGATTGTGCTTGAAATGTTTGATGAAATTCATCCTTACATAATTCATGGTCAATCTTAAATTTCTTCATAGTAACAGTTACGTCATCGTAAGTTACTTCACCTGAAGGTGTAAAACCACAAGCATAATCTTGAAGTTCTGCTGAGTAAGATAATCTTGGTAGAAAACCTGTTCCAATGTTATTTGGAAGAACAGTTACTACATTTTTCATAATTGAATCAGACTTTTTAAATGCTTCCACAAAGATTTCTCCTGCTAATGCACCACTATATCCTGAATTTACATTTGTTGTTGTTGCCATTTTGTTTTTCTTTTTTTGTTATTTATTTATTTATTTACTTCTTGAAATTCTACTTAAAACATCTAAGGTACTCTCTGCATCTCTAGACTTTAAATTAACTTCTGCTTTAAACTTTCCAGTATTAGGAGTTTCCTCTAACTGTTCTTTTAATTTTAAAATCTCTAAATCTTTTGCTTCAGCTTCAGACTTAAATGACTTAATTTCTTCTAAAAACAACTTCTCAAATTTAGACTTGACATCTTTAGATTCTTCAGCCATATTCAAAGCAACTGTAATTTTTTCTTCATCTGACATATTGTACTTCTCAGCTAGAATTTTACTAATATCTGGGTCTTTATCAATCATATCAAATAATTCTTTCTTCTGGTCTTCCATAGACATATCTTCATCTACTTCTTCCTCTTCCTCAGCATCTACTTCTACAACATCAGAAATAAGTCCTTCTTCATCTGTCTTATAAGTCATTCCCTCATATACAAATTCAGAATCAGAGATAACTTCTTCACCTCTCATAACTTTATTACCAACTTCTAAAGCTTCAACCTCTAAGGCTTCTCCTTCTTCTTGTGGAATAGAAACCATTTTGATTTCTTCTTTGTCTTCATCTTTTTTACTTTCCATAAAATTCATGAATTGCTTTACATAATCTTTCATACTATTTTCTATTTTTGTTTGTAAACTTATTTCTTCTGAAAACAACATCTTCTCCATAGATAGGTAACTATCA